AGAAGTTGAAGGTTATGCGGTACAGATAAAGGTAAGAGAAGTGCTTGGTAAGAAACCTGAATTCGAACGTCACGCTAAATTTATCGCTACTCACTATAATCTAGATGTTACTATTGACGAAGCAAAAGCATTGTTGATAGAGGAGCACAGTAAATTATGAAAGTAGTAGGATTCACTTGTTCGTCATTTGATCTATTACACGCTGGCCATGTCGCAATGTTACGTGACGCAAAGGCACACTGTGACTACCTTATATGCGGTCTCCAAGTAGATCCCTCTATCGACAGAGACAATAAGAACTCTCCTGTACAAACCGTAGTAGAAAGATACTCTCAACTAAACGCTGTAGGATATGTTGATGAGATCATTCCGTATGTCACTGAGCAAGACCTAGAAGACATTCTTGCAATGTATCAAATAGATCTGCGTATATTGGGTGATGAGTATAGGGATAAAGATTTTACAGGCAAGGACATCTGTAGGAAACGAGGTATACAATTATACTTCAATGAAAGGTCACATCGATTCTCTTCCTCTGACTTAAGGCAAAGAGTTAAGGGAAAAGATTGACAAGACCATCGATTTTTGGTATAATGGCTACTTAATTACACAAGTGATATAACTTATGAGCATTAAAGACTTTAACGAAATAATCTTCTCTTATCACGAGAATGGTAGTAAGGACAATAAGTCACAGGTAGAAAAGGTTCTTTCGAAGATATTTGAAAAAACTTTCAATACAACTTCTTCAGGATTGTCTGGCAAACAACTACAGATAAAAAACAGCTGTTTAGAATATTGTTTTTCATCTATACCGTCGTTTGTAGAACAGTATCATTCTGACAGTATAGCTCATATTGATGGCGTGACAGATTATGATGATGCCTATATGTATTTTCGCAAAGTGGCACAGACCTTTCGTAAAAAACTTAAAAAGACTCCTAAGAACAAACAGGATGATGTAACCGAGCTTGAGCCTCCTAAGCGTCAGTCACCTAAAGAAAAACCGCACTACGTAAATAATAGAGACTTCTCTAATGCGGTAGTAGAATACTGCACCACTGTAAAAGAATCCAAAGAGTCCAGTGGTACTCGCCCCGTAGTAACTAATTATATCGCTACCTGCTTTCTAAAGATAGCAGAAGGACTTTCTCATAAAGGAAACTTTGTTCGTTACACCTATCGTGAAGAGATGGTAATGGACGCAGTAGAGAACTGTCTCAAAGCAATTGAAAACTATGATATTGAAGCAGCCACTCGCTCGGGCAAACCCAATGCATTCGCATACTTCACACAGATATCATGGTATGCATTCCTCCGAAGAATTCAAAAAGAAAAGAAGCAACAAGATATCAAGATGAAGTATATTGCTGAAGCAGATATCAGCGCATTCATGGATGGTGACGGCGAAGGTTTCTTTCAACAATCTCCTTTTGTAGACACTCTACGTCAACGTATTGATGTGGTAAAGGGTGCTGACGCAGAGTTCAAACAGTATGCAAAGGAAGAAAAGACAAGAAAGAGACGTGCAGTTTACGTTGACTCAGATCTATCAGAATATTTAAATTAGTATGCCCTTGACAGGAAGACGTTATTGTAGTATAATAGCCGTTATAAGTTACGTTAACAGTTGAGTGTTTTATGAAACTAGCAATATTAAATGATACCCATTGTGGGTGTCGGAATTCTTCTGACATTTTTATGGACTATCATGAACGCTTCTATAGCGAAGAGTTCTTCCCATATCTAAAAGAACATGGTATTACCCAGATATTACATTTGGGTGACTACTATGATAATCGAAAAACGATTAATCTTAAAGCATTAAACCATAACCGTCGAATCTTTCTGGATAAGTTACGTGAGTATAATATACACATGGACATTATCCCAGGCAACCATGACGTGTATTTCAAAAACACTATCGAACTTAACTCTCTTAAAGAGTTGATGGGTCACTACATGAATGAAGTTGATGTCATCATGGATCCTATTGTACGTGAGTATGGCGGTGTCAAGTTCGGACTGATTCCGTGGATTTGTCCTGAGAACCATAAGTCAACTATAAACTTTTTAGACAATTGTGGCGTAGACGTTATTGGCGGCCACTTCGAGCTCGCTGGTTTCGAGATGGATAAAGGTCTTGTGTGTCACACAGGTATGGATCCCAAACCACTAGAACGTTTCGAAACGGTGTTGACCGGACACTTCCATACTAAGTCTAGTAAGGGCAACATCCATTACCTTGGTGCTCAGATGGAGTTCTTCTGGAACGATGCTCATGATCCGAAGTACTTTCACATATATGATACTGAGACTCGCGAGTTGACTCCAGTACAGAATACTGTCACCTTGTTCCACAAAATATATTATGATGAAAATGTTATAGACCACTTCGAAGATATGTCATTCCTCGAAGGTAAGTTTGTAAAGTTGATCGTTGTTAACCGCAGTGACATACAGAAGTTCGAACGCTACGTCGATAAGATACAGCAGTATAAGATACACGAGTTAAAGATTGCTGAAGACTTTAAAGAATTTCGTGGAGAAAATGTAAGTAATACTGATATTACTGTTGACGACACCGAAACTTTAGTGTATAATTACATACAAGAAGTCGATACTGATTTAGATAAAGAACGTATCAAGGCTGTAGTATCAGAATTAATGATTGAAGCACAGGCGGTAGAGATTGCATGATAAAGTTTGAAACGCTTAAATGGCGGAATTTTCTTTCGACAGGTGATTATTACAACAACATAAACTTCCTAGACAGTTCCACTAATTTGATCGTCGGTGAGAACGGAGCAGGTAAGTCCACAATGCTTGACGCCCTGTCGTTCGCACTGTTCGGTAAGGCACACCGTAAGATTACCAAGAAGCAGTTAGTCAATACTATTAACAATAAGGACTGTGTTGCTGAGGTAACCTTCAAAGTTAATAGTGTAGATTACCGTGTGGTGCGTGGGATAAAACCTGCCATCTTTGAAATATGGAAGAATGGTCTTATGATCGACCAAAGTTCCCATGCTAAAGAGTATCAGGACATTCTTGAGAAGAACGTTTTACAAATGTCTCACAAGAGTTTCCACCAAATCGTTGTCCTTGGCTCGTCGTCTTTTATTCCGTTCATGCAATTGAACTCAACTTCACGACGTGACGTGATAGAAGACCTTCTTGATATTAACATTTTCTCTAAGATGAATGTTATTCTCAAGGAAAAAACCTCTCTCCTAAAAGGCGAGCTGGAGGGCAACACCCATTCGCTTGAAGTTGTTAAGACTAAGATTAATGCTCAGAAGAAGTATATCCGCGACTTGACTGCCATCAACACTCAGCACCGTAAAGATAAAGAGAGTGATATCTCAGAACTGCATGCTGAAATTGAAGAACTAAATGCGGCGAACAGTACTATGTCTGCGACGGTTAATGAGTTGCTCCCTATCGTTACCGATAGTTTGTCTACTCTTCGTGCAAAAAAACAGATACTAGATCAGTACTATGCACAATTTAAGAATCAAGTAAAGACTGTAGTCAAGGAAGCAAAGTTCTTTGATGAGAATGAAGTGTGTCCTACGTGTGACCAAGACATCGCAGAGGAGTTACGTCAAGAGAAAAAGAACTCTGCGACTTCCAAGGCGAAAGAACTCAAGAGCACAATGGATATGGCTGAAGTTCAACGCCAAGAATATGAAGATGAGATAGTTCTATTAGAGTCTCGTATGAAAGAATGTCTTGCTGATCAGAATACCTTGAACAATAACAATCAAACCATTAGTCGTTTGCAGCGGTCTATCTCTAAGATTAAATCTGAGTTAGACGACATGACTACAAACTCTGGTGATATGGGTGAAGCGAATACTGATCTGAGAGAGTTAGATACTGCGATGCACGACCTAACCGACTCTAAGTTTGTTCTTAACGAGCGGTTTGCATATAACCGAATTGCTGGTGAACTGCTTCGTGATACTGGTATTAAGACTAAGATTATCCGTCAATACATTCCGGTTATCAATGAACTTACTAATCAGTATTTGCAGATACTAGACTTCTTCGTCCACTTTGAATTGGATGACAGCTTTAATGAAACTATCCGGTCACGTTATCGTGATACATTCTCTTATGATTCATTCTCTGAGGGTGAGAAGCAACGTATTGACTTGTCTCTATTATTTACTTGGCGCAACATTGCTAAGATGAAAAATTCAGTATCTACTAATTTGTTGATACTAGATGAAACGTTCGACTCTTCGTTGGACGGTGAGGGTGTAGATAACCTTATGAAGATTATTGATACATTGAAGGAAGACACTAACGTCTTCGTTATCTCTCACAAAACCGAGCTCGAAGATGCACACTTCGAACGCAAAATAACCTTCGTCAAAGAGAAAAACTTTAGCAGAATGCGCGAAAGTACTTGACAGAAGGCCACTAATCCTATATAATGGCTATATATTAATTGAGGAACAAACCAATGGAACTATCTAACCGCACCGTCGAGATCCTTCGCAACTACTCGACAATCAACCCTAACATCGTAGTCAATGGCGGCAACGTCCTAAAGACTATGTCGATAGCAAAGAACATAGTATCTCGTGCCGAGATCGAAGAGACTTTCCCTAACACCTTTGGCATTTATGATCTATCTGAATTCCTATCTGTATTATCGTTGGTGGATCGTCCATCAATTACTTTCGGTGATCATTTCTGCACGGTCAGTGATGGTAGTGGTTTATCTTCTATAAAGTACTTCTACTCTGATCCTGAGATGTTATCTTCACCTAAGAAAGACATCGTCATGCCTGAGTGTGAAGTTAAGTTCTTGCTTACTAACGAAACGCTAAGTAAGATCAAACGTGCTTCATCTGCACTTGGTTACGAGACCATTTCAATTCGTCCATCGGGCAATGCAATTGAAATTAACGTAGTCGACTCAAATGACAAAACGTCTAACTCATTCTCAGTAACAGTTGAAGGATCTTTCCCAGAAGGAACTGACTTTAACTTTATTATGGGAGTCCCTAACATGAAGCTGTTGGGAGAAGATTATGAAGTTGCTATCTCAACTAAGTTGATTTCACACTTCCGTTCTACTACATCACAAACGCAATACTTCATTGCACTAGAAAAGTCATCTACTTATGGAGCATAACATGACAGACGAGCAAAAGAGCCTTAATGACCTAGCAAACCGTGTAGCACGATCATGTGTTGCGGTTGTAGACACTGTAGTAACACGTGGTGGGTTTAAAGGTGAAGAACTAACTACCATCGGTCAATTACGTGACCAAGCGATCCAAGTAGTAGCACTCTATGAGAATGTTGCGAAGGCACACGCTGAAGCTGCTCCTAAAACTAAAAAGAAGTAGTCCCTCTTATCGGTCTCTTGGTTTGAATGTCTTTGCCCGAGATATGATTTGAATTTATTATTTATTATATATATTATGACTAAATCAAATCAAGAGACCGACCCAATTGTTAAAGTTAAATCCCAGTATCGCAAAAGAAACCGCAGTACATGTGTTATCTGGCGCGATGGTCAATTATCCACTCAATATATTTTTTCTATGGTTAATTGTTGGTGAGTGGGGAATAACTGATCCATTCTGGATAACTAACATAATCACGTGTTGGTTCTCCATCACCGCTTTCACTCGCATATATATAATAAGGTCATATGCAGAAAAACGTAGGTTAAATAAACGCTCGGATAGCTCAGTTGGTAGAGCAGCTGACTTGTAATCAGCAGGTCGCAGGTTCGACTCCTGTTCC